AATTTGATTTGTCGCATGAATCATCTACGCCTATTAAAAAAGCGTAGATGATAACATTACTTTTACTAGGCTTTATGCGTCTTTTAGCATATCAACTAGCTTTTTGTATTCACCGCTTTCGTGTATACGTTTTGCAACTTCTTTTTTGTAAAGCTTACTACCTTCCCAGACTATTCTTGTTCCACTTACTTCAATAATCCCCTGCTCTGCCAGATAATCAATTAAGCTTGTGACCATATCAAAATCAGCCTTGCCGGTATCATCAAATGACAATAACAACTCACACGTTTTAAATGGCGCAGTCATCTTTGACTTCGTGCATTTAATGGTGATGTTTTGGCCCGTCATCCCGCCATCTTCGCTTGTTTTATCTAGCAAAGCCTTTCTGGATATTTGTAGCCTAACAGTTGCGTAATATTCCATGGCCCGGCCACCTGGCGTGGTGGTATTTGGGCCGAAAAGGATTCCCAGCTTTTCTCTAATTTGGTTTAGATATAAAAAGGTTGCGTTATATTCTTCGGCAAACTGCGCTTGGTATTTTAAAGTTGTTGAGGTAACACGAGCTAGCGCAGAGGTGTCGTTCATTGTCAGTGTGTCAATTTCCTTTTCGCTGCTCGACTGCGGTATAGCGGCTGCTATTGAGTCAAACACAACAATGATTGGTGCGCTGTCAGGTATTGCTCTTGACTGTCTAATTAGCTTACACGCTTTGGCTGCTAACATATTGCCAGCTTCCCATGTTTTTGCCTTGTCATAAATCCAGTAAGGTCTTTCTGGGTTAAGGCCCATTGAAACCGCCATATCTACGTCAAAGCTACGCTCCCAGTCTATAAAAATAGCAATACCACCAAGCTTTTGGGCGTTAATCATGCACTGAGTTGCTATCGCAGTTTTTCCAGAACCAGAAGCGCCATAAATTTCAATCATGCGTCCGAATGGAAGACCGCCATCATACTTGCCCGACATTATTTTGTTTAAAGGTGGGTAACCTGTATTGATGAAATTTTCCACCTTTTGTCCGCTTGAGTTTTTGCCAATTTCCTTATCAAGTTGCGCCATTAAATCTTCTATACTCATTTCTTACTCTCCGTTATTTTGGAAGCCCTTTCAAAAGGGACAATCCAGCTATTAAATTGAGCCAATATCGAGTTAAACATAAACTCTTGGCATAGGTCTCTAAAAGCTTGCCTGTCGTATGAGCCTACTTTGTTAAGTAGATTTGATTTATTTGGTTTGTAGCCAGCTAACTTCATAAGCTGCATATTTCGCGCGAATGCTTCTTGGGTGGGTAACATTTTCCCGTATTTGGTTGACTCTTTTGGCGCAAGATTGTGAACAAAGTTGCTAACCCATTTAGGCACTTTTTCACCTTCGCCTATTTTTCTAGTCCAAAAATTCAAAAACGTCTCAACTGAACCATGTTGTTTCAGTATCATCGGGGCCGTTTCTTTACCAATGCCACCTACACCTGGAATGTTGTCAGAAGTATCGCCAACTAGCGCCTTGCCTTCTAAGAAAGCTTGGGCGTTTTTGTAACCCGTCACCGCTTCGAAGTTATCATAGTTGCAAATTGCATCTGTTCTATGGTCTTGCCAAATAACATTAGGTCTGCAAACTAATTGCTTCCAGTCACCGTCGCCGGTTATCAAAACAATTTCTTCTGCTTGGATTTTTTCTACAATGTAGCCAGCTAAATCATCAGCCTCTTCCGTGTAGTCAAGAAGTTGTCTAACGCCTAGTAGCTCAAGTGCGTCCATTATTTTTGGCACTTGTTTTTTGTAACCAGCTCTTCTTGCTTCTTGCTCCGGACTCTTACTTTCGGCTTCTCTATTCGCCTTGTAAAGAGGGAACAGATTGCGCCTAGTTTGTGACTTTCCATCCCATAATACTACCACCTTATGCTCTGGATATTTGAGCATAAGTGCCCTTAGCGACCTTATAAAACCATACACAGCATGTATAGGTTCACCACCTACATGTAACGGTGTTGAGTCATTTGCGGCGTGACCAAGCGAATTACCATCTACTATCAAATACTTCATACTAAGCCTCATAAAATGATAGGGCGTTGTGTTAACGCCCTATCTAAGTAAGCTGTTACTTAACCTTTAGTCGTCCAAGCCTTCTAAAAGAGCGTTTAACTCTTCTTCTGGCATTTCTGAATCGGCTGTAACTGCTTCGTATGAACCCTCTATAACGCCATCGTCATAAGAGTCTTCGGCTTTTGTTTCTGCAACGCTTGCTTTTTTGGCTTTTGTTGGCTTTGGCGACTCAAAATGAGGCACATCGCTAGTTTCAAAAGCATCACTGCCAATTGCACCGGCTGTCGCTGCTGCATAGTGAACCAACTTACTTGCTTCTTGGCTTGCTTTAATTAAACCTTGTGAGGTTTCTTGGGCAACATAAGCATCAAGGTCAGTCATTTTTGAGAGAACATCAGCAGGCACAGCTTTTGAGCCTTTAATTACCGGGCTTATGCTGTATTTTGTATTGAGCCCAGTGCCTTCACGAGTAATGTTAATATCAAGACCGTCATTTGGGTCAGTGACGATATTAAAATCTTCGTTAGCAGGGTCAATGTTTTGCATGTAAAGATTCAAAAACAAGTCGAAAGTCGTTGGCGAAAGTTCAAGCACTACCGGAGTTGTTGGGTCTGTTTGAATATCAAGCGCATTTACCAAAACACGACCAGTGGCAAAAGCCTTCTTGATTAAATCCTTGTCTTCGTCGGTTGTTGCTTTTGAATATCCATCACGTAATGTATCGCATACGGCACATGGAGTATCGAACGTTTTGCTTGAGCAAATATAAACAGCCTTCAGCTCGTCGTTTTGATCTTTAATGTAGTGTTGCCCAAAATCATGCCAAAACTGATTAATATCTTGGTCTGGATTTGTTCTTTCCCAACCATCTTGCTGTCTCCAAGATGGTAAGATTCTCCAACGAGAAGTTCCCATTTTTGGCTTCACTGCTTTAGCGAAGCGACCTGTTGATTGGGCGATTTGTTGTTTTTTCTTTAGCATTAAATCTTTTAAACTTGACATATTTTTACCTTTGGTTTATTTAGTTTTATTTGATGCCTTTTCGTCTTGCGACTTTTCAGCGGGTTTACTTGTTATCGCTAACAAATTCTTTTAATTAGGCTCTTGTGTTTTTTTCAAAATACTTTCGCGCCTTTGTTTCATTAAATCGGGTGCTTCATACACGGCTGTAACCCTTTTTTCTTCACGGATATTTGTTCCGACCTGTATGAGCATATCTTTTTTCATTTTCAATGCTTCTAATGTATCACGTAACATTTGGGCAGTTGACTTCGCGTTGTTGTATTCCTCAACAGCCTTGATGTATTTGTCGTCACGGCAAATTGCCTGTTCTACAAGCTTTTCTGTGATTTTTGCGCCGTCTGTTGCGGCTTTGTTTCTTATCGCTTCGTCCAATGAAGAAGCGACCATGTCAATGCGCATTTTCAAGTTGTCGGCTGTTTTGGTAGCAACTCTGCTTTGGTCAGCATAATACGCAAACAAAGCTGCCTGACTAACAAACGCTTCGTTTATTAACGCCTCTGTAAATGATACATCTTGCATGATTTGCGCAGAAAAACCCGCTTCGCTTAAGGTTAGCTTGGACATAAAAATTCCTCGTGTTGTGTGTTTTGATAGCTTCTAAAGTGTATATTATAACTCGATTTTGTCGGTTAGTAAGTATTCAGTTACTTATTTTTAAGTTGTCATTTCATATACCTTTTCAAAAACGTTTTGCAATATGCCGGGTATCTCTTCGCGGAAAAACGCCATTTGAGGATTGGGTCCGCAAACAACCGAGCAATCAAGCGTCTTGGAATAGTAAACCTTACCAGCAAGCTCTTCCCAGCCGCCTTTTAGTTCTGGCAAAAGGTATCTAATCGCTGCGCCGCCTAGCGCGACTATAACTCCGGGGTTTACCATCTTTATCTCTTCGCTTAAAAGCTTTCCACATGGTATCAGAGTTTCATTTGCAAACATCTTTAGCTCTTTTGGCTTTTTTACTTTTACAAGCGAAGTAAAATAACCATTTGTCTTTCTTAGGCCAGCGTCTTTTATTGCCGTGATAAGTGTATTGCAACTATCGCCCTGTAGCATTTTACCTTCGTTTGATTCGCTAGTGTTTGGAGCGTCAGTAATTACCATATAAGTTATCTTGTTGCCAGCGACAGGTATGCAATGTTGCAATTCTTTTAAACTGCATTTGTCGCAACTCCTGATACCTCTTATCAGAGCACTCGCTGGCAGAGTTATGTCACTTAGACTTGTTACTTTACTTGTCTTAACCAAGTCATTAATCAAACCGGGCAGTAGCTCGATTTGGTCTTTTATTCTATCTGGGTGTTTGACTGGTAATTGACCAGGCTCTATATTCGCAAAAGCCCCAACTGTATCTAAGACCTTAACGTGCCCTACATTGCAACTTCTTCTTGCCACGTTTTCCAGTAAGTGATTGATGCTTTTAAACTTTCCACCAACTTTTTCTCTAGCCTCTAAAATTGCGGCCGTTGTTTTGTCGGAAACACCCTTAAGTTTATTAAATGGAGCTACAAGCTGATAACCTTCATCTTTTTTCTGGATAACAAACTTGTGACTTGATATGTTTATATCTGGTGGCATTACATTAATTTTATGCCTTTGTGCGTCAAAAAGTATTGATTGCAGCTTACCCTCATCGTCAATCGTTGTTAGCGTTGCTGCGAAGAATTCAGGCGCATAGTGTGTTTTTAAATAACCGCACCAATAACTAATAACTGAATAGCTAACGGCGTGGCTTAAGTTAAACTGGTAAGAGGCGTTCTTTTCAATATCTTGCCATATCTTATCAGCCTGAGCTTCTGTGATATGAGAGGTTCTAATACAACCTTCAATGAAGCCGCCTTTGATTTTCTTCATTTTATCGTGGTCTTTTTTACCAATCGCCTTTCTTACAAGGTCGGCTTCTGCCATCGAGAATCCGGCAAGGTCTCTAACTATTTGCATCGTTTGTTCTTGATACACCATAGTTCCGCCAGTTGATTCTAGCGCGGGTATCATGCTTGGATGCGCATACTCTGGGTCTTCAATACCTTGTCGCCATTTAATGTAAGCTTCGCACATTCCAGACTCAAGAGGGCCTGGGCGATTAAGACTTGTTGTTGCGCATATATCGTCAAAAGTTAATCTGCCGCCCTTCGCTAGCCGCTTTAAGATTGACCGCATACTTGAACTTTCCAATTGGAAAATACCAACTGTTTGCGCTCTGGAAAAGGCTTCCATAGTCTCTTCATCGCCCAATGGTATGTCCAAGAGATTAATAACTTCACCCCTGTTTTCTTTAATGTAGTCCAAGGTTATTCTTAGAGTATCTAATGTGTTTAGCCCTAAAATATCTACCTTGACCAAACCCCAACTTTCAACACTCATTCTGTCCCAGTTTACCGTCTGTGCCCCAGCTCTCGATTCGACAACACATCTATTTACCAAAGGCTCGTCCGCAACAACAACTCCGGCTGCGTGTTTACCTAGTGAGCGCATAACGCCCTCAAGTTTCGTAGCTATACTCCATATTTTAGGGTGCGCTTCTTTGAGCGCCTGTATTTCGGGAACAGCTTCCGCTGCGACCTCTAATTCATAGGACGTTCCATTTTCTTTTGGGACATATTTTGTCGCCTCCATTTGCTCAGGTGTCAAACTAAAAACCCTGCCACAATCTCTAAATGCTGAGGCTGATGCTAGCGTTCCATAGTTTGAAATGCCTGCAACTTTTTCTTTACCATATTTTTCAATAAGATAGTCAATTACCTCCATTCGTCTTGTTGACATAAAATCCAAGTCAGCGTCAGGTAAATCTAGTCGCTCAGGGTTTATAAAACGTTCGAAAATAAGATTAAATCGTATCGGGTCAATGTCTGTAATTTCTAGCAGATACGCAACAAGAGAACCAGCGCAACTACCCCTTGCAGGGCCTACCATTATTCCATTTTGCTTTGACCATCTGACCAGATCGCTGACTAGAATAAAGTAACGCTCAAAGCCAAGCTTCTTGAGTGTGCCAAGTTCATAGTGTAACCTTGCTTTGTATTTGTAAATCAGGTCGTCTGGTGGCTTGTAGCCCATAATTGGTTTTTTGATTCTTTTTTTCCAACCCTCAACCACCAATCTTTCAAGCTCTTTTGTTTCGTCTGCGACTATCTTTGGCAGAGATATTGGTTGCTGTTGCCACTTGTAGCTACATGAGTCTATCAAGGCTTGATTCGACAAACTTAAATCAAGCGATGGCGGGTAGTCTGCGCAAAGTTTTGCAAAAAGCTCACCACATTCTTTGTGCATCTGTGGGTCGGATTTGCTATGTAGGCAGTTTAATTGTTGAATACTACGCCAACTGTCTGTGATTTTGTTGTTTGAAACGATAGCAGAAAGCGCATCCAGAGCTACCATGTCCGCTTGTTCATCGTATAGTGTTAAGTTGCTTGTAATTATGTTTAAATTGTTAGCTACAGCACACTCAAGCGCGTTTTTATTATACTTAGCATAGAGTATGCTATCAGCGTTAAAAAGCTCACAAAACAAATTCTCGTGAGGAATTTCGCTGGCTATATATTTCATAATAGTTTGCCAGTTATATTCTTTTTCCCTTACCATAAAAACAGAACCCAAATCCCCAGTTGAGAACGCCAGATTCCCAATTTTCAGGACTTGAATCAGGTCATTAAGATTGATTCTTGCTTTGTCATGAAACCTGCCGGATTCATCGCTATTCGCTAAAGAAAGAAGGCGCATAAGCTCAAACATGCCCTGCTCGTTCTTTACATAAACTTTGGGGTAGAATTCAGGATTGGGTTTCGGTAGTGCCAAGTCTGAGCGTTTGGGTTTTCTGTAATCCAAGTCCATAACAACGCACAGCCTACAGCCAATGATATAGTTGATACCTTCTGAGTTACAGGCGGAAACAAAATCTGTCATGCCGGAAATTGTCATCGTATCGCACAAGGCAACGGTTTTAACGTTGTCGCGCTTTGCTATATAAGCTATCTTTTTTGGACCCAGCAAACTTTGCCCCAGAGAAAAGTCAGAACGGGCTACGTAAAAGTAATTCATTTATACACCTGTAAAATTAAGGTATTTATTAATAACATTTAATTCTTGTAATACATTTATAGCAGTGTCAGCTTGGGCAAGAGCGGTCTTTCTTTGCTTTCCCTTCCTTTCATGCGTTTCAACTAATTGGGTTTTGTTTAATGTTAGATTATTGGTTAACATATTTTCACATGCTAATTTTAACAGTTCAGGTTTCTCTTCTTGGAATGGGTTTTTGCCACTAACAAGAACATTTCTGACATAGCTCCCGGAAATACCTTTGCGCTTTAAACTCGCTAGGTGTCTTTTGATTCTTTTTTTTGTTGCTGTTTTTGCTATCGCCGCCATTTCGTATTTTGTTAGCGCAATTCTTTCGCCAGCTTTTTTTAAGTCAGCTTGGGAAAATTCAGTGATTGTGCCGCTTGATATTTGTTTCTTGACGGCTTTTGTTTTTGCCTTTTTACCTTTGTCAGTAAGGCTGTCCGATATTTCTTTAAAGTTTTTGCCTACAAGCTCACCGCAAAGCGACACTTGCGGACATGCCTTACAAGTGTCGCTTTCTGAGTCATGGCAAATTACAGAGCCGAAGCATCCAATATTTGCCATAATTTAAAACAATATATCCAAATCTGCATCGACTGGGGTTATTGAACTCACTGCATCGGTATCATCGTCTTCATCGTCACTTGAGGGAACATAGGTTGCTTCATCAAATATTCTTTG